ATCTGCTCGCGGTCTTCAAGGTGTTTCAAGTCAGGTCTTCCACTTCGTACCGTCCACGGATCGTTGCTAGGGCTGTCTCTATCTGCGCCTCGATGACCGATACGGGTGTCTTGTACCTGCTTGCTATTGTCCGCAAGGTCTCCGGCTTACTACCATCTAAGCCAAAGCGCCTAACCAGCAAATAACGGCTATCGTCATCTAGACTCAGCAAAGCATCACCAAGCCTATCTGCCCATGAATCAGCGATGTACGCCTCCTCGGGGCTTGTGGAGGCTCCTAGCACCCTGCAATCTTCATAGACCAATCCATCCGTGCCAGCGACCGGAACATTGATGCTAACCGGCTGTACTTGCTGGGAGTCCCTGGCTATGCCTATCATCGTAACCGATAGCCCCGTGTACCCGGAAAGCTGCTCATCGGTTGGAGCCGTGCCGTGTTGGTGGAGGTGTTGATCGTGTGCCTTGCGGATACGCAACCACTTGTAGATGGTGTGCTCAGATACCCGTATGGTCTTGCTTTGGGTTGACTGGTAACGGCGATACTTTTGTATTATCCACTTCATTGCAAAGGTGCTGAACCGTAGCCCTCGGCTAGAATCCCAGCGTTGGATGGCGATAATCAAGCCCTGAAGGCAGAACGCCACGGCATCTTCAAAGTCATCCTGCTTGTGTATCTGCTTGGCCATCTCTTTACAAAGGCCGGTGTTACGGTGAACCATTTCAGCCATGCACTCTTTAGGCATGATGCCCGCCGCCCATGCTTGATGTAAAAGAACCATCTCCTCGTGAGACAGTAAACGCTCCGGTGCCTTGGATAAAGCCCGGAGCGTCTGCCGTACAACGGATCTACTTGGTATCAACTAAAGTCCATTTGTAATTGCACTTCAGTGGGTGGTTCCGGAATGGAACTAACCACTCCTAGATCAACCTGCCTTAGATGATAATGAGCGCAGATATCTTTTCCATTTGCATCGATGTAGTTATATCCAAACCGTGATTCTTGTGTGTGCTTACGGTTGTATGGTTGACATTCCAAGTGGTAATGCTCAGGTAGTGGCTTTACTCCCAGTTGATTGATCTGCGCCACAACGTGAGTACAGGTACAAGGCCCGTCAATATCTACGATGACTGCAAGGGGGCCTTGTTTGTGATTGTAGAAGTCATCCCAGCATTGAACTACTACTCCAGGCTTCATCCACGTCATGCCACCACCTCAAACTTCCACGTCTCGTAGGCTTTTTCAGGGATTGTAATCTCTGTTGTTTTGTACCAATCACCAGACGTAAGTTGCTTACGGTATTCCAGCAACCTTCCACCTTCTAAGCGATACCTGTAAAGCATTGAGCCTTGGGGACGAATCATACAACCGGCTACAAGTTTAGCCATTGCCTCATTCCAATCAAAGCATGGTAAGTCTGTACGGTTGCGCTCGTTTAGTAGTGGCCCATCATACGGATACGGTTCATCCATAATGATGTTCCATAGATCAGCATCCTTTTCAAGCCACCGGCTAACGTTCTGCCAATACAACCCGGCTATGTCATAACAGGCATCGTACTTTGATTCACCGGCTTTGACTCGCTCAGCTACACGGCTTAGAATCTCAGCCTTTTCAGGCTTAGTTAGGAATCTACGCCGTTGCATTACTTGACACCCTGCGCCTTCAGCGCCGCCGGCTTTGTTTGATACTCGTACCGCATGGCATCGCGGGTGGCAGATACCAAAGCCAAGAACAGCATAACGGCTACCGCAGTAACCACACCGGCGCGGATGGAATCCCGCACTGCTCGCTTACGTCCAAGGTAAGCATCGCGGTTAGCCTCCAGCGCGTAATGCCGCTCCCTGAGCTTCTGCGCTTGCGCTTGCTGGTCTTGCCATTCACTCACTCGGCAAGCCGTACAGGTCTTATCAAAATCGATTACTTCCGAACCACACTCTATGCATCGTCGCATCGTCTTATCTCCCTATCTACCTTATTCGCCCGGTTGCTCTGGTGCTTCCGGTGCTTTACCCTTGCGTAGTGTTCTACGCATCAATAACTGCTTTGACAGCTCCGCAGGATCCATATCCATCGCTTCAGCGAGAGCAATCAGGCTTGTATCTGATGGCGCTTTTTTACCGGTCATATAGTCGCTAATGCGTGGCTGCCTGAAACCAGTACGCCGAGACAGTTCGTTTTGTGTCAATCCTCTAATCATGCTCCATATATACCATATATATATAATAGTCTGTCAATACCTTGCATTATATATATTGGCAGTGTATATTGTTGATGTACCAAGCGGTACGGGAGATAAGAAATGAAGACATCAGCAATCGCAACAGTCAAGTGGGCCATCGAAGAAGGCATGGGCCTTCAGCTCAGCAGCCCTTCAGGCTTGCACGACATCGACCTTGACGAAGCCATCGACGCAATCAACGAGTGTGAAGACGAAGACATCCGGGTAGAAGATGATGTGGTCATCTTTGGTATGGGTGATGTCTGCATCAAGATTGCTGATCCAGATGACTACAATGCGGATGCATCGAACCACGTAACGGGAGAATAACGATGGCAGTATATGCAGATGACTACCTTGGTGTGTATGTGCCAAGCGACCTGATGGACAGAGTGGACTACCACTCAGACGGCGGACACGGCTATATCTGCGGTTCTATTTTTGCACTGAAGCACGAAGAAACCGCAGACTACATCATGGCTAACCGCGACAGCGAGCTCGCAAAACACTTTGTGGAAGATGGCGCGGTTGACTTAGACAATCGTGCTGAAGTAATCAAGCACATCAACAGTATCAACAACTGGATGGGAGAAGACATTTGACTAGTAGCGAAACCATAGGGGCTATTGCCCCTTCCCTCATCAAGGCACAAAGCCGGATGCATGGCATCAGCAAGGAAGGCACTAACCCTGCCTTCAAATCCAAGTACGTCACCCTCGACAGCATCTTGGACGCTCTGCGCCCTATCCTTACAGCAAACGACCTGATGCTAACTCAAGGCACCACGGAAACCCACGTCACAGATGGCAAGGTTGTAGCGATTACTGTAGAGAGCCGCATCATTCACGCATCCGGTGAATGGATCAGCACCGTGGCAACCATCCCGGTAACCAAGCCAGACGCTCACGGGCTAGGCTCTGCGCTTACTTATGGCCGCCGCTACTCGGTGTCCGCCCTGCTGGCAATAAGTGCTGATGAGGATGATGATGCAAACGGCGCGGTAGCGCCCCGTGAGGACTTCCGTAGAGGCCCACAGGGCAACATCGTTATTGACCAGCCACTGAAGGCTAGACCACTGGGAGGAAGATAATGGGATTTGATGTAATCGATGGCGAGCTATGGGACGAGGAAACCGGCGAGTATGCCGGCCCTATGTCCGGTTGGATAACAGGCAACGAATCACCGGAAGACCTCGCGCTTCTGGTGATGCGGAAGCGCATGGACATCGAGGCAAGCATTCAAGCCGAAAAAGATAAGCTCGATGCTATCACCAACAATGTAGTCAAGATGCTCGGCAAGCACGTTGCCCGGCTGGAATGGTTGGAGCGCCAGTACAACGCCCAGCTGCAAGACTACGCAATGTCGCAGTTACCGCGCAAGGCTGACGGAACCCTAAAGGTCAAGACTTGGACTTGCCCTTACGGCACGGTTTCGTTTAGAACCGTTGCCGAGCGGGTCAAGGTTGTTGATGAAGAAGAAACCGTGGCATGGCTGATGGATCACAACCCGGAAGCAATCAAGACTAAGCACACCGTGCTGGTTAGCAAACTCAGCGACTTTGCCCTTGACCACGCGCCAGGGCTTGATCTAATCCCGGCTACCGAATCGGTAACGATAAAAACAGTTTGACAATCTATCCACATCCGGTGTATATTCCGGATGTGGTTATACACCGCAGGGAGATAAAGATATGACAGTAGCAGATGACGTGTACACGATGGAACGGTTGGAGAACGTGCTACGGCACGGTCACACAACCTTTGAAAACGTAGAGCTGGACTTTTCCACCGTATGGAATGAATCGCTCGGCGCGTGGCAATATCAGCGCTCTTTGCGCTGCACCCTTCACAACATCAGCCGGATGCTTTGGTTCACCACCTGCAAGGGCAACCTGTTGAACGTGGTCTACAGTTCCGGAGGTGTTGACATCCACATTGATGTTGACCAGTTCACCTTGGGCGCTCCTTCGGACTGGCAGATTCGCCAGTGGATCGGCGAGATGTCAAGTCAGTTGATGCCGTAGGGTATAATCCTAACACCCGCAAGGGAAACCAAAAACAACAACTGGATGCTGGAACTGATGGAAGGAGACCCGATCTAAACAATCGGGTCTTTTTTCGTTTACCAGTCGATGCTTACAAAGCCACCGTTGCTTCCAAGCTCGCGCCATGCTCTGGCCTTGCGGTAGACACCGTCACCCTCACGCTCTACCTTGTCTTCATCTTCCATCTCTGGGCTTGTGTTGCCCTCAACGGTCTTGACACCCCAAGGGAATACACCTATTACAATACCGATATGAGCCAAGCGGTTCAGCGGTGCAAACCAGAAACAGCACAGGTCACCGATGCGCACCTTTGTAGGGTCTGCTTCCGCATCCTTTACGCTCAACCAGTTCTTGGTCTTCCTTGCCCAGTTGCCATGATCGGGACAGTAAGCCGAGCGTGGCCAGTCTAGCGGGATTGTTAGCGCCAAGTCATGAGCGGCATTGCGTAGCCGATACACGACAAACGCAGCACACCAAGGGCTACCGGGTGGCACAGGTGGAACCGTTGAGGCTTGATAGATTTCAACCGCCTTGCCGCGATTATCCCCGGTCTCCTGAACCCCGACATTATCTAGCGCTTCCTTAGCTGCACGTAAAGCGATTGGTCGTAGCATGATATATTCCTTTTGTCGACTTTATCTCCCGACACGGTGGGCAGTACTCCCGGTTGCTGTTTCCTCAACCTGCCCACCACCCCTCTTTTCCTAACTCCAAGTCTCACCGTCATCGATGCTGCTGATTTGGATAAGTGAACTCCCACCGTCTCTATAGTAGGCGTACCAAACCCCAAGCCTCCAAGCAATCGCTGTCTTGCCTTGGGCTACGCCTCCAGAGACAATCACACTGGCCGCCGTAATAACATTGCCCTGCGGGTCATAGATGACTCGGTACAAGTCATTGTTATGGTGATAGACAACGATGCGCTTACCCATCGGGTTGATTGCCACGCTGGCATCATCCCCTGAACCGGTTACTGTTACTGCCACGCTTACCGTCACCCCCTCGTCATCTGTGTAGTATGACTTGACATCATTACCTGATGCCTCAACCACGATGTAAAGCCGACCTATTGCGCTTGTCGGATCGTATGCAATATGGACGCAGGAAGCGTCAGTTATAGACGTGGTCTGCATCACGAAATTGGTAGCGTTAGGGCCATCGGCAAAGTGTAGGGCTACCGCCCCGGACTCGATTACCGCATAACAGAATCTCTGGTTAGGTGCCACGGCAGCAGAGACACATACACCGGCAAGCTCCTGCTCACGGAACCAAGACCGGAAGCGGTGCGATGTGTGAAGCGGCAACAGACCGATTGTAGATGTGCTGTAGCTCACCGTATGGTTGCTTTCACCAAGCCCCCAGGGAGTGGATGTAAAGTACCGCCCCTCAGCATCTATCGTGCTATCACTCCCCCGGTTGGCGCTCGTGCTTGTCAGCAGGAGGTTGACCGTACCAGCCGTCAGCGGGTCTCCCGCATTGTCCAGCAAGGCACCATGGGCGATACCACGGAGCAAACTTCCACCCGCTAGATATAACCCGGCCTCAGTGCCGCCGTTGATGTCGAACGGATCGGGAAGGTCAGGCGGGAAGTTGCCATTGATGCGATCAAAGAGTGTCTGGGCTACGATGGTACCCTGTGTCAGTTGATGCCCGTAAGCAAAGTCTGTACCGGTTGTAGCGTGTGGCGTGGCAAGGATACCGCCGCCCCTTAGCCAAGTGCTGTAGCCCGTAACGCCGTTCAGGAAACAATCTCGCAGTGGTGGTTGGCTTACCGTGCAAGTAGCACCAGCCGGGTAGGCTACGCTGTTGGTTGCCGCCCAGCCGGGATGCCGAACGATAGAGTTATCGGATGCGTTTATCTGGTCGCATAGCTCACTGATCGTTACCGGGTCAACGCTGTAGGTTGTAACCCCGGTTGCACCACCAACCGTCTTCTGCCACCAAACATCGCTTTCTTCCTCGGTGCGCCCGTCTCTGTCTTGTTGCCAAAAGCGCCGCCCGTAGAAGTAAGTTGTCGTGTCTGCTTCCGAAACAATAGCCGGTGTTATGCGCTCAAATTGCGCGGTGAAACTGTCCGGTACATAAGTTGAATCCGTGTTCGTGTAGGTTAGCGTGGTTGTACCAATGTCAATCAAGCCACTAGATACCCGTAACCGCTGGCATGACGTGATACCCCAGTAAGCCGTATCAACAGACTCACTACCGGCGTAGCTGCTGGATGTCGTATTTTTCCGAGGGTACGGGTTGTCCTTGTCTTCGGTTGCCGGTAAGGCTCCAAGGCTCCAAATGTCAGGGCTGCAAAGGTCAAGGGTAACCGTGCTGTAGGAGGTCGTAGGAGCCACAACCTGCCACCTTTTCGCATTACCGTGGTAATCGGTCAACTCGATGTAACCGCTCCGGTTGGTGCCGCTTTGTGCCTTGATTTGTATGGCAAGATACCGGTATCCGCTCATACCTTCATACGGTGCATATAACCGGTCGTTACCTGTAAGGCCTACAGCCCGGTTGTTTGTCTCCGCGATGCTCCAGCCGTTATACCTAAAGCCACGAAAGAGCACACGGGTGTCCGTGTTTGAGTCTCCGTTGGTCGTTAGGCCGGTGCTAGACAATGCCGCGCTTATCCACTCCGGCACATCGTTTAGGCTGGTTGTTAGGCTATCGCTCCCGTAGGTCGGGTCGGTTAATACAGTGGTTGTACTGAAGGCTACAAAGGTATCCTGCCCACCGTATGAGCCACCAGAGCTTATAACCGTACGGGTGCCGCCATCGTACCCGGTCACGAAAACATCAAGGTTGTCCGGGTACGCTCCCTCCCATGCTCGTATCCTGCCGACAATCGAGACAGCACGATCAAGACACGATGATGTGCTGATTGTTCCGGATGCAGATGACACGATACCAAAGCCGTCTGTCTCACCTAAAAGGCTTAGGCTCCACTCGGTGGCGCTCTGGTTGTGGAAGGTATGAGCGTGTGTAATGTCATGCACGGCAACGGCATTGACCTTGACCAGCGATACGGCAAAGTCGTGGCGTACGTCACCGCTACTGAATCCAGATGCCGAAAGCGTAGCCGTGTAGTTTGCTGTTTGTCTTGATGATGCCGCAGCTGACACCGCAACCGAGCCACTGCCAGCGGTAAGGGTACAAGCCGCTGTAGCCCCCGTGGTGGTCATCTCATTCCAAGTTACAGAGGTAAGGCTGGGGAACTGCGTTGGTGCGCTAGAAGAGGAAAACGCCGCTTCGGCAAAGTTCCAAAGTTTGTCGGTTGATACGGATGCGGTAAAGGTACCTGCTACCGTCTGGCTAACATCCCGATAAGTCGTGCCGCCCGTTTCGCTTCCTGATGTCAAAACAACATAGGAGGTGTTACTGCTGCCGTGTCCGTTGTTGACCGTGATGTTTGCCCTAAGTTCCCATGTCCATGCAGAACCTGGAGAGGGCGCAACCACTGTACTAACAATGGCAAGCGATGCGCTAAACCCTAGATGCCCACCAAAGGTGAAGTTTGTAAAGTGAGTATCGTAATCAGGCTCAAGCGGTTGAGTGGCAAAAGGATTCCAGATTCTAACCAATACATTCTGGGTATGGCTCATGGTGAGCGTCGATGTTCTAGTGCCGTCTATGTATGCCATCTAGGTTCCTGCGCTCACATACACCGCCCGGTAACTTGCTCGCCGTACATTGAATAACGTACTAGATCCGGGCGTGTTCTCTTGTACGAACTCAATCTGCGGGATGGCAATAATCCGGTAGTTTCCGAGTACGCTCGTGCCGTCTGTGTCCATCAGCTTGATGACATCACCCAGCCAGACCGGACGGTTTGAAACGTTGTAAACCAGTAGGGTAGCGTCGAACTCGATGATGGTGCGCCCGGTAGTTAATCGGGTATAGAGCATCAAGCAGGCTGCCGTCACTGCATCTAAGGTGTTCAGCGCAGGGTCACGATACTGGTAGCATACCGGTCTGCCGCGCCAACTCCTTGGTCTTGATGCCGGTGCGGTGTTAGCAATCTCAGCCGCTGCATTTATCTGCGTGTAAGGAATAAAGATTCCCGTGTTAGGGTCTTGACCGATGACTGTAACCTGTGTACATTCCGGTTCTTCATTGTATGAGTTGAGGCTACGAATCACCCTTTGTGGGCGTAGCTCTTCAGCCACTCCCGCCGTGGTTGCGTTGGCTATGCTCTGGTAGAGCGTCATAGTAGATGCTGTACTAGCCGCGTTCACATTGAGCCACTGGTAGAAATAACCCGATGCGGTCGGCATCCACCCAGTTATCCAAGTGGCGTAATATTCTTGTTTGATTTTGTCTAGATACGATTTGACATTATCGCCGTAATCAGGTGCAAGGCTGTACTGCCCCTTGGAAATGTTCGTCGTGTACGGCAGTTCTTGGTCTGGGAAGTCACCACCAAAGTAAGGAGAAACCGCATCATCGTAGCCAGCGATTTTCATAAGGTCAAGAATCGCATTACCAGCCGTGATGCCATCATACGGATAGGATTCAACAATCCAAGCCAGTTCAAAGTCACCGCTACGATCAGTTCCGGTGTAGACGTAAGTTGCCCAGGAGGCTGTTGTGTCACGGTCAAGAAACTGAATCTTAGGAGGTTGAAGCGTACCCCGGAATATGTCTTGATAGGTTGGTGTCGGTGTAGCGTTATCACCAAGAGCAATCCTCACTGGTCGGTCGGATGTAACGTTAGGCTTTTGCACACCGGCATCTATCAATGACTTTGCGATAGCGCCAATGGTACAGGTGGCTTTGCCGTCTTCATCAACCGCCAGACTAAGGCTCTGGATGTACTGTGTAACATCTACTGTTCCATCGTAGGTAGCACCAACGGCAGCATCGTAAAGCATCTCAACCGTATAAAGACCAAAGGTGCCGGTACCGGGGCCTGTTAGGGCAACCTTTGCCCGTACATCCTTGATGACTCCGTTAGGCGTGTATGCTGTGCCGTCTGCTTTGACCACTGAGCCACTGTAAGTATTAGCACCTACGCCAATGGGGTCACCTGCAAAAGTGCCGCTAAAAGTTGCACCTGTTGGAGGCGGGTATCTTAGACTCTTGATTTGAGAAAGGATGTAGCCGGATGTTTCAAAGGCACACTTTGCGAGCTGCACCGTGGCTTGACCAGATGGTACCAACCAACTAAAAGCCGCAGCGGGAACAATCACATTGTTTAGCGCTGGGCTTAGGTCTTCAAAGACATGGGAAAAGTGTGTCCCGTTTGATGTCGCTACAATCAGCTCACGCCGTCTAGCGGGAATCATCATAATAGAAATGAAATCAGAGCGGCTTGACTTTGATGCAGTGGTGCCTACCGCAGGAGCGATGTTAGCGTCTCCCCGGTCATAACTTCCAACCAGTACCCCGCTCTTGTACACTTGAGCGGAACCGTTAGCGGCAAACCATACCTCAACGCTTCCAGCGGAACCAACACCCCAGCCAGCCTTTAGAATGATGCTCTTGTCGGTGTCCTTGAGTCCAGGAACATAGAGGCTAAGGTAAGCCGGTTGATTGTTACTCCATGCCGTTGTAAGCGTTGCCCGCTCAGTGACATCCAAAGACTGCAAGTAGTAATCACCGGATGCCCTAATCTGCATCTGCTTCCACTTAGCCGCAGTTATAAGGGTGTAGTCGGTCTTCTGAAACCTTGCATACGATCCGCTGTAGGTTGTAGACCATGCAGGCGTAACCGGTAGCGGGGCAAGCATCATCGTTAGCGTGGCAGGGTCTTGCCAGATGTTGTTGCTGTTGGTTAGGTCTACCTTGGTACCGTCCAGTGGAGCCATCAGCCGACCGAACTGCGGGCGTGGCTCAACTACATCAAACTCAACCTTTAGCGGGTGGATGTTAGCCATTAGAACCGCCCCATTATTCCGGGTGTCCCGTTGCGTCTACCTTCATCTCGAATGAGTCTACGCATGGCTCTTTCAAGGTCTGTACCTGCTGGAATCAAGCCATTACCAAACCTACCGTAGGAAGCGTTCACGGCTCCAACCTCGGCACCCGTTAGGCCTATTGCACCCATCGCCCCACCACCTAAAGTCTCACGCCGTAGGTTCAAGGCTTCCGCTGTGTCCTTGGTGTTAGTTGCAATGCGGAGTAGTAAATCGTCAGTTTCACCTGCTGTGGCTTTGGCTGTGTCAGCGATATTGCCGACCGGGCCCCTTGGCTTGACTGCTTCCGTGGCGGTCTTTGGCAAGTTGGTATCTTTCATCTTGCCAACAATGTCACCTACGAACTTTTGAGTATCCGTAAAGACTTTCCCAAAGTCTACGCCTTGCATCAAATCAGTAGGCGCACCGATACCATATTCTCGATCTAAAGCAGCTTGACGCTTTGCAAATTCTTCTTGCGTAATGCGTCCGAATAACTTTTGAATATCAAGATTCTGTGATGCGTTGTAATACCCAAGCATACCGCCCGGTTTATTTTCAGCCATGTACTTTTGAATGTTGGCAAAGATGTTCTGAAACAACCTGCCTATATTCTCAAACGTAGACTGAAGAATAGTAGGTACCGATGCAATGAACGCCGCAACTGTAGCAAGTAACTTATCAAGCCCGGATTGCATATCACCACTAGAAAACGCCTTAGCCATGCCAGTCATCGGCAGCATAAAGCGTTCAACCAACATGTCAAGCGCACCACTACTGGTTATCTTGTCGATGAACGTAGAAGCGTACTCAATGAAAGGCGTAAGGATGGTAATCAACTTACCGCCAATCATACGCAAAGCACCCTCCCACTTGTCGGTTAGAGTTGCTAATTTGGTTTCAGTGGTACCTGCCATCTTGTCCATGATGGCTGAGTACTTGGTATCGATGATGCGATTCAATGCGTCAAAGGTTTCTCTGGCGCTTGACACCAAAGAGCCGCCAGCATCAAACTTGATGCCTTCAGCTGCAAACATTGATTTGGATAAACCAAAGGCTGATAGCTGCTCGATGTCCGGGAAGTTACCACCAGCCAACCGACCGAAAAGGTTTACAAGGCTTTTTAGGTTTTCGTCGCTGGCTCCGAACGCCGCTCCCAAGTTGGCAAGCCGTGGCAGGATTGCTTCTGTCTTTAGTCCGAACGCTTCCAGTTGGGTTGCCGCTGTAGCCAACTGGTCAAAGGTAAACGGTGAAGGCTCTGCAACCTTACGGACGGTGTCAAGCACTTCTGCGGCACGTTTACCGCTACCGGTGATAGCGGTAAGCCGTGCGCTCAGTGATTCAAAAGCAACGGCAGAATCAAATGCTGACTTGCCGAGTAAGCCAAGACCAACAGCACCAGCAGCAGTAACTGCCGCTAATCCAGTACCGACACCCGCTGTAATGGCACTACCGGCAGACTTAGCACTGGTTGCTATCTGGTTTAGCCCGGTCTTGGTTTTGTCAAGGGATGCTTGCAGTTGCCCTTGCCCAGTAACGCCAAGCTTGACCACGAGTTCTGCGATTGTCATTATATGCCCCGCATGGCTTTAGCCATCTCTACTTCTTGCTTTTCGAGGTCTTGACCAATCACCGCAACCTCGCATATCTGATCAATCGTCAAGTCTACTTCTGATGGATGCCGGTGTAGGAACTTCACGCAGTAATACGCGACAATAGCCCCCGCACCGGTTAGTCGTTTTTTGCTTCGTCTACCTTAGCAACGACATCAGTAATCAGAAACTTGTCTACAAACTGCTCGTAGATATGGAAGAACGCAAACCGGTTAGAACGGCTAAGGTCAGCAAGCGCACGGATAGGAGCAACATCGCCTGGGTCATCCATATCTGCCACGTAACACTTGGCAATAATGGAAAGGTTGACCAGTAGCCCCTGTGTCATTTCAGGGTAGGAAATCTGCAACGCTTTGAGCGCTGTACCATCCGGGAAGATGTCTGCCGCCTTGGGTTGACGGAAGCGGACAACCGCTCCCTCACCAGCCCACTCGCTCAAATCAACATCTAGGATTCCGTGATTGGCTTCTGGCTCAACCGCCTTGATGGCCTTGATACCCATTATGCGGATGTCCAAGCGGTAGCAACACCGTTAGCACCGAGCATGATTGTCGCTGTCTCGGATACCGCTTCACCGGATGCAATACTGATACCGGTAGCGGTTACGATGCCTACAAAAGTCTTTGCAGAAAGAGCGCCAGGAGTAACCACGATCTGGCAATAGTAGCCTTCCTTATTGAAGAAGACCGGTGAACCGTCCGTCTGTTGTGTACCGTCTACGAGTAGCTCAATCTCAACCGAGCCGCTTGCTTTGGTAACCTGCATCTTTTTAGTGGTGTCACAAAGTGCGCTGACATCAGCGGTATCTACAGATGTAGATGTACGCACCGACTTAGCCAAACAGGTGTAAGTGTTAGCGGTGAAGGCTGAAGGCGCACCATCTTGGAAACCACCAAAGGCAATGGTTACAGTACAGTTTTCACCGACCAAACCGAACGATTTTGTAAAAGGCATTGTGTCTACTCCTACTGCTGGGTCAAGCAGCGATAGACCGCTGTCACCCCGTAATCCGTCCTGCCACCATCAGATAGTACAAAGGTTTGATCCGTTGACACTCGCCGTACATAGAGCCTTGGAGTGGTGCTGGTTACCGTCTGATTATCCAAAAGTGTATCGATGCGATTCATTATGGTTTGTATTCTAGCCATACTCATCGCTCCGCTTTCAGTATCCCACACAGTTATCCGGTAGTTAGGGTAAGTAAAAACACGAGCGCCGCACAGGGTGTCTTCGTCTTCACCGCTGGCACCAGCTCTGCTAAACACAACGTAAGGCACTTGCACAGGTCGGCGTGATACCGGGTCGGTCTGCGGCGCCACGGTGTTATAGATGCCCATCTGGTAGCCATCAGGTTTATTGTCAACGGCAAGCAAACCCAAGAGCGTAGCATCGCCACTCAGGGTCTCGTAGATCCATTGTTCAATCACTGCCGGTTCGTATGCCATTACTTACCCTTTAGCACAGACTTCATTGCTTTTATGAATGCAGGTTTTACCTTCATCAATGCCGGTTCCATGAATGGTCTTGCTGGTACGGTGTTTCCACCTTTAGATGTCCATCCAAGTTCTAGAGCTACAGCGTACTTTGCATCTGCCGTAGCCCTTCCACCTTGTTCACCAGCCGTAATTTCAGCAGTTGTCTTGCCTATCATTCTATAACCAATACTGTTTGCCAAATTACCAATATCGGTATTTGGTGGAGTGCCAGGCGGGCTTGACCACGTTGTAATGTTTTTATTTTCACCACTGACACGCTCTTTGTATTTACCAGATGATTTCAATATAGATGTTTTAGCGTTACCTTCTACCTGTGCCGCCATCGCGCCAACGACAATATTAATCTTGCCTAGATTCGCCTTGTACTTGTCTAAGGACGTAGTCTTGAGGGATACGGTTACACTCATGGTGCCAACACCTGAATCTGTAAAGGCCCAAAGCGCCGCACCGTAGTACTAACCGTGAAAGATATCGTTAGCCTGATATCAGCCGCTGTACCGTATGCAGCAGGGTTCAACACGCTTAGGATGCCCTGTGCGCTGTACTGCTTTGTCAAGGTCACGCTACCGGATGGAAAGGTGTACGATGCCCCGGTCTGGATGTTAGTGAAGGTAGCACCAAGCGTACCGGTAGTGATGTCTACCGGGCTTCCCAGTTCGTCTACTAGCCGCACCACGTAGGAGTGCCAGTCTCCGACCCATGCGGAGACTTGCACGACCTGCTGAGGGTCTTCGGTTAGGTCAAATATAAGTGCCATTAGATGTCCCTCACATAGATGCGGAGTGGGCCGAATATCTGCGTATCAGATGCTCCGGTGGTGCGTGTAATCGTAGCCGTGTAAGTACCCGGCACGTTAGTCACGGTCGTATCAATCGTGAATGTTGCCCGTCCATCAGCTGCATAGGTTGCCGTACAAGCGTACGTGTCAACCAAGGTAGCACCAGAGTTGTAGACCTTAGCCGTTACCGTTGCACTCGTAATGTCGATTCCGGCTCCATTGTTGTCTACACATTGGACGTCTACGCCGTGCTGTGCGCCCTTCTGAATGTCAAGCGGATCAGATGCCCCCAAGCCGTCAGCCCTAACCTCAAAAGGCCCCATACGAACCAGAGCGGCAGAGGTAACCGGGGTCACCAACTCAGCGTTCACGTACTGACCGAACGTGCCTACCGTTGTGTGTCCGCTTCGAGCTTCGTCCCATACAGCATCAGCGATAGCGCCGGAGTTTACGTTCACATTGACGTACTCGCCAAAGGTTCCAGCCGTTGCATATGCAGAGCGTGAAGCATCCCAGACCGCTGCGGCTGTCTGCGCTGCCGTCAAGCCACCAGAGGAAAGCGTGACCGTCAGCACCGCGCCGTTCGTACCGCTTGCACCACGCACCACAATCGTGACATCAGAAGCGCCAGCCGCGAAAGCGGCGTTAGGGACATCCAAACGATACACGCCCGGCACGAGACTTGAGCTTATCTCAGCAAAGCCACCTGATGTCCACGCGCCTGTAGGTGTCTGCGTGACCAGCGTTATAGGCGTAGGTGCTTCTCGGTTGCGGACGTAGTAAGCCGCTAGACCGGAGGTGTTGAATGCTAACCCTGTAGCACCTAGGTAGAGTTCGATGCTTTGTGAGGTGCTTGCAGGTGCGATGGTGATGGCGGATGCGTTCCGCTCTGTTGGTTGATACGGAAGGGTTGACGCTTCCGTTTTAGTTTCAACTGCACCGATACTTGGAGTCGTAATCCAAGTGTTTCCATAGAAGTCTACAGTAGGTGCATCGGTCGCTGTACCTGCTCCAAAGAGTCCACTACCAACAGCAGGAGCGTACCAAGGGAGAGCACCAAATCCCTGTAACCGGCTACTACCAAAATCTAGACTAGGAGCAAAAACATTATTTGTAGTAGGAGATACAGCAGTGAAATTAGTGGCTGCATAAATAACGTTATTACTCTGTGTTATGGTCGCACTTCCCCCTCCAACAGTAGCAACACCTGTACCTCTTGGCACATAAATTAAGTTGTTACGGATTTCAGTAGTAGTACCACCAACCTGAGCAAAGCCAAATAAACCTATAGCAGTACCACTTCCTACAAGAGTATTATTATATAGACGTGCGCCCGTTGAGTGACTAGTACCACCTGAACCATCAAGGAATATTGCATACTCTCCAGAAGTTATAAAACAATCTTTTATCACTGCATTAACGTCATATGTAGGTGTTTGTGTTTGTGAAAAGATATATATTCCTATGGTCGTTTGAACAGAACACCTATCGATAGTGATGTTATTTTTCCCTGTTGGTATAAAACATCCAATCCCCATTTGTCTGGAATTAACGGTTGTCTGCACAGTGCAGCGTTTTACGGTTATGTTTCCACCACGTAGACACAAACAAGAATTTGTTATAACAACAACGGAAGCACCTGTATCTGTATTGCCGTCAAAGCACAAATCTTGAACTTCAATATAATCACCAAGAACATACAAGGTTTGACTAGCGGTAGGAACTAAAGTGTCGCTTAGATAGTTTGTAAGTCGCACACGTCCAGCTGTACCAGCAGTCCACGCCCTGCTAAATGTAGGGTCACCGTAAATCTTGATTGTGTTTCCAGATGTACCGGTAAGTGTTGTTGAGGTAATTACCTCCCGGTATGTACCGGGTGCAATCCAAACGGTATCACCGGCAACTAGTCCGGGATTAGTACCGGTTGCAGCACCTAAAGCAAATTGAACCGTAAGCCAAGGCGTAGCAGGAGTAGTCCCGTTGTTTGCATTGCTGCCATATGGAGCGACGTAGTATGTAGGCATTATTCAGCTGTTCCCGCTACGATTTCCTGAGCCATTACGATGGCAAATTGATTGCTGTAGTTTTGTTGGAATCTTACATCCTGCGTAACCCACCAACCGAATACGGATGTCCCATCAGGCCCAAACGTACCGATAATTTTTCCGTCATTGTCAGTGATGTCACCAAAGACAATCCAATCACCGGGGCTGTTCGGGTTAGGCTCTAGCCTGTAGTTTTGGAAATTCATTTGCCCACCTTCATCGCATTGGCTTGAACACCCTTGAACGGCATCGTGAGGAATGCCAGCACACTAGACACCGCAGCGGAGACACCCGCCGCTACCGCCTTCGAGCCGTAGAGTGCCAGCACTGCGCCCAGCTCGCTGAGGTCGTGTGCTTCGCTTGTCCTGATGCCATCGCCGAACACGGAAGTAAAAGCGGCTGTAAACGCCACGATCACAACGACCACTAAACGCTTGATGCTGATGCTACCCATGTCGTGCCTCCAGTGCGGCTACTCGCTCGCTCAGTCTCGCTATCGCCTTCTTGATAATGACTAGATCCGCTTCGGTTTGCTTGGCATCATGAACCAGAATCCTGATGTCGGACTTGATATCAAAAAGCATTTTGTACAAGCCGCTGATACTTGCTATCAAGGGAATGACTATCACCGCTCCAAGTTGCATCCATTCTGCCATCACGCTGTACGCTCCACTAATCCTACGTGCTGAACGAGCAACTCCGTCTGCCCAAAGTCTGTCCCGATCACATCGTAATACTTTGAATCATCACCCACCCGGTAAACCCTATCCTGCGGCATGACATCAGCTCCGACAGCGACTATCAGCGTCCACTGTGCAGATGACTGGATACCACCGCCTACAATGCTTTCGGTGTCACTTTGGTTGGTTAGCCTGCCGTTGTACTCGGCAACCTTGCGCCACGTCTCAGTAGCACCACCCCTGCCGTCTTCGGTAAGCGTGAAGCGATGTATTTCTACCCGGTCTTGGCACAGGTTGCGTACCATGCCGGCGCTCAATGTGGCGCGTAGGATAGGGCTCATGCGAACACCAACGGTCTAAACTTGTCTGCCATGGTTAGGCAGTTCTGCATCAACTGGGAAAGTTTTACGTCGCTCGTACCTTCTTTACTATCGATGTCTGCGGCTACCCTTGATGCTTTGATCAGCCATGCTTGGCGAGTTGCTGTGCGAACATCGTAGCGCTCGGTATTGATTGGACCTTGGTCTACCCACATCAAGGTTGGGTCTCCCGTGCCATCTTCCAAGGTAAAGCCTTTGACTTGATACGGTGCATACACAGGAAAGGTTGGCTGATTAGCACCCGACGTACCAGCCACCCGGCACTCATAAACCCTGCCGTTTGGCGTTGTAGGGACTACACGGTCACCTACTGCGTAAGTGGTTGCAGCTGCCCACGTGGTGAATCGTGAGAACGAATCAAGGATTGAGCCAATGTCCGTAGTGGACATCTGCGGGTAACTTTGAGCGGACACAAATAAACTTACTTGTGCGATTGCCTCGGCTCTGGTCATCATGCTCCACTATCCCACATGACAAAAGACCCCCGGCACGTCTGCCGAGGGTCTTGACTGCGTGGCTACGCTTCGGGTTAGGAAGCGGTGCTTGTTGCAAGAACGATGAGCGAACCAGGAACACGGCTGGAAGCAGTCGCGTTGACGTTTCCAACGTCATGCGCGTTGAAAGCGAAACGCTCGGTTGCCTTGTAGGTAAGAGCGTCTTCAACGAACTTGACTTGGTCACTGACTTCAACCGTCATTGCACGGCGGTCACCGAATGCCACACCCTTTGTAAGGTCACCGAGGATTGCAACAGGGGTTGTTGCAGCTGGTGTCTTAGGCATATTCTGTACCCACTCGATTGGATAGCCAAAGAGTGTAGGTGCAGTGGTGTACGCGTTCTGGATGTCGAGGATTGCGTTACCGCCCAAGGCGATAAGTTTGTCAGCAACGCCATTGAAGAACAGGTCTTTGTGCATATACCACTTGGAGTTGTCTGCGTATGTAGGGAGCTTTGCAACCATCGCTTGGAAGTTCGCCAAGGTGAAGTTTGCAAACGATGCACCAGACAAAGCAGCTCCAACGACTACACCAGCGATGTTAGCCTTAGTCGCGTTCAAGCCGTAAACAGCCTGCAAGATACCGGTGATGCTTCCGTAGGTGCTGGTTCCGTCACCGTTGAAACAAGCGTTATCCTCTTCCTTAGCAATCGCATATGCCATGTCACGGGCAAGTGCTGCGCCAAGGTCGATAACCGTATCTTCGCCAAGTTCCTTGGATGCAATCGTAAGGACTGCAAGCTTCTTAGCAGCGAGGGATACCTGACCAAAGGTGATGTCAGATGCCGTGATTGCTGTTGCTTCAGATGCATAGTAGACCGTGGTCGATGCAGTTGCGGAAGGA